CGAGTTCCCGAAGACGAAGCTGCGAGTCGTGCTGGCTGCGCCCTTCTTGGTCGTGACCTTGACCGAGTCGTCGACCACGACCTGCACGCCGAACAGGTTCGGCGGGAGGCCGTACTTGGCGAACGTGTCATTACCCTGGAGGAAGGGCAGAGCGGCCGGGTAGTTCTTGACGTAGTCACGAACTTCGGTGGTCTGCGAGAGCAGATTGGCAACCGTGGGCGAGATAACGAGCATGATGTCGGTCTCACCACGCACCGCGCCGCCCGTGGCGAGCGAGATGCGCTGGAGAGCCGTCTGAATGCCCTTCTGAATCACGTTGGTGCTGGAGGTGGTCCATGCACCGCCCGAGATCGCATTTCCGGTCGCGTAGTAGTTGCCCGCGGCCGTAAACGCCGTAACCGCCGCGCTGCCCGTGAGGGCGGTCGCGGTACGCATGGAGCGAGCCGTCATGGCGAGCTGCGCCTTCGCACGAGCGTGCTGGGCAACAACGTCCCACGCGGCCTGCTTCACGGTCTCGTTCGGGATGTAGAACGGGTAGGCGTAGCGGGCAGCGGTGAACGACACGAAGTCGTGCTGGTTCATCTTGCCGACCGGACGGTCGTTGCCCAGGGGCCAAGCGAACTCGTTCACATCAGTCACGCGGACGTTGTCGTCCGAGTCAAGACGGAGGTAGTAGCCCGTCATCTGCTGGGTGGGAACGATCTGCGCGTACTTCGTGATGGGGAAGGTGTTCACCGCACGGGTGAATTCAACCTGGAGAGCGCCCGTTGCGAGGGCGTTGGTGGAGGGGACGAACGTATTCAGTCCGCCACCGACGGTCACATAACTCATGGTAAGACCTCCTTAAGGTCAGGGAATCAGAGCGCCTTGGTGGCGGGGAGACGGTAAGCCCAAAAGATGGTGCTGGCCGCAGCATCTTCAAGAGCAACGAAGAGCGGAACATTGCCCGAGCCAGCAGCGGTGATCGCCACGCCTGCGGTCGAAGCAATGAGGCCGAGGCCAGCGGTAACGGCGCTTCCGCCGCACTTGAGCTGCACGCAGTTGGACGGCTGGAGGCTGATCGGGTCGCCCGAAGCCGCGTGGAGCGCGGAGTCGAAACGCTTGGTCGAACCGTCAGCAACGCCGACAACGTAGTCAGCAGCAGCGGTGGAAGCAAGGCCCGTGAATGCCGTGGTGGACATCTTCACGATGGCGTAGGGGTTGATGTCGCCGCCTGCAACGAGATTGGGGGAGAACTGAAGCATTTCTGTAGTGTCCTTCTGCGATTAACGCTTGATGCGGGAGTTGATGGCCTTGGCGAACTCTTCCGGCTTGCCGGCGAATTCCTTGACCAACGAGGAGATGTCGCCACCGCTGACGGTCTTCGGCATGGCCGCACGGCTCATGTCAATCTTCGCACCGATGGGATCACGGGAGAACAGGGAGCGCCACGACTCAAGCAGGGCAACCGGATCGCGGCTGGCCTGGAGCTGGGTCATCAGATTGTCGCGCTGCGACTCGGGGATGCGGTAGCCATCCTGCTCGAGAATGTCGATCTCGCGGGAGAACTTCTCGCGGCGAATCTCGGCCTCAAGGCGCTCCATGCGGGACTTCAGGCGGGCGTTCTCCGAACGCAGCGAGTAGGTCGAACGGGCAGCGACCACGGGCATGGCCTCTTCTTCTTCCTCTTCCTCGGGAGCCTCAACGTCATGGCTGCCGATGTCGATGTGAACGCCTTCGTCGCCTTCATTGGCCTGGAATTCCATGTCTTCCATGGTCTCGGCGGACATCTCGTCCTTCTCGTCCTCGGACTCGTCCTCACCGAACTTCTTCTTCATCATGTCAGCGAGTTCGCCGATGGCGCACTTCATCGCCTCAAGCTCTTCGCGGTAATCGTTGGATGCCATTGAGGCTTCCTCCTTGGTGGTCGCCGGGACAAAGGTGTTGAGTCCGCCTCCGACCCCGGCGAGGTCGAAGTTTGACTTGGAACAAGTGATCTTCTTCCCCTCGCGGGCGAAGTGAGTATCGGGCAACGGCCGGCGCGGGGTCTCGCGGCCCAGCAGGGCCACTTCCGACAGGTGGTTCGATTCAGCCCAAATCTCTGCCGACCGACGCGGGAATGCGTTGGTTGCAATGAGGCTGTCGAAGATGGGCTTGTTCACCTCCATGTCTCCCACAATGTAACCGATGCCATTGCGTTCTTCGTAATTGATCGAAGGAATTCTGCCAACGGCGCTCTTCGGCTCGTCCCCGTTCTTCTCGTGCATGACCACGACCTGGGGGAAGGAGCCACGCGCCATGTGGGCGCGGGTGGCGCGGACGATGGACTTCAGGCGCTCGTTGTTGAACCGCTTCAGCTCCGGGTCGGAATCGCCATCGTCGATGGCGGGGTCGAACGCCATAAACAGCTCCACGCGCTCAATCTTGATCTTCTCGCCGTCATCCTTCACGCTGTGCGATGCCTTGCTATTCACGGTCTTGTCCTCCTTGCGGTCAAGTTCCTTGCTCTTGCGGTCGGCCCACGCCTTGCCAGCATCGCCGCCCCACAGAAGCCACGCGATATACCCGGCAGAATCATTGCCCCAGCCCTCGCCCTTCTTGTCCACCTCGTGGCGGGCAAAGTAGGAGTGCATCCGGCGCACCGTGTCCGGGGACAGGTTCTTGCGGTTCTTGATGTCCCGCGCCCGCGCCACGCCAACCTCCGTGCCGCCACGGCCGTGCTTCTCGCGCAGCGTCAGCCCACGCTCGGCGTTGGCGGCCATCTCCTCCGTAGGCTTCAAGTCAATGTCGCTCACGCAGTTACCCACAGGGCGTTGATGATTGTGGATGACATCACTTCGTACCCGTTGCTGTTCGATCCGCTTGGATCGGACAAATGCACATCGCTCGTGGTGTTGTTCTGATAGTACGTCTTGCTGCTCACGCCAATTCCATAGGTGAGAGCGTCATACGGCATGAGAGACTTGATGTCCACGACCGTCATGTCCGGATTTTGCTGTGCCATGAGATTTGCAGCAGCACGAACCGCAATCAGGTTTCCAGCGCTTCCGCTGTTGCTTGTGTCGGCGGAATTTCGCGGCGCACCAACAAACGAAACGATTGCCAAATCTGCCATCGGATACCCAAGAGCTGCCCACGCTGCCTTGTACGTTGTCCAAATGTTCCGATGAGCCGTGGTCCATGTCGTGGCGGTATCAGCGCCGTTGATCCCGGAATGCGCCACAATCAACACCCGTCCCGTTCCGCCAGCAGCAATCTGCCTGGTGCGGATTTCCCGAAGCTGATTCTGAAGCGGTGTATTGCCAATCCCCGTGATCACGCTGGCAATCGTGGTGCTGTCGCCGCCCGAGATGTAGCCGTGGCTAGTGACAGCCCATCCCTTTCGCTTGCAGTAGATGCTATGAGACAGGATGGCGCACGGACCTGTAGCGGTCGGCCCGCTCCATGATGAATTGAGATACACGCCCTGCGGCGTGAACGAATACTCGTACGCATTCACGGAATACGAACTGCCAAGCGTCGATTGCGACGGCCCGGTCGCATAAATCGTTCCAGCGGCAAATGAACGGGTTCGCCCACGGAAGGAACCAGTACCGAAGGTGAACGTGCCATAAACCACGCGGTGAAACAGCTCGAGCAAATTGGAGTTCAGCGGATGCGCTGCAAACAGTTCGACCGCGTTGTAGTTGTCCGAGTACGTCCCGGAAGCGATGTACGCCCAATCGTCCTTTGCGGGAGGGGAGGCTGTGTATGAGCCGTAGCGCACCCAATTCGATCCAGGAGTCCACACGGAATACGCCGTCCCTCCACCGGACGTATTTCCGCTAGCGAGGTTTCCGGTTGGATTAGCCAGGTAGCAGCTGCTCTGCCAACCGCCAAGGGAATACGCCGCGCCGGCTCCGGTCCATCCCGTCATGGTTGGATATACCGAAGTTCCATAGCACGCCCATCCCTTGTTTTGCATCGCTTGACTGAATCCGTTGTTATATCCATAGGATCCAGCCGTTGCCGACATCGTATTGCTGTCTCCAACAACAATGATGTCCAGGGAATTCGCGCCCGATGCAAGGTCTGCAAAGAACTGCGAAGGCGCAAGACTTCCATATGTCGCCGTTGCGGGCTGAATCGTGTCTGCGACGTTATAGAGCGGCCTTGTCCTTATCGCTCGCATCGGTTGTCCTTTCGGTCAGAGGATCGCCCACAGCACGCCCATCGTCACGCCGCTGCCCGATGACACCTTGAAGTCAACGGTGACAAGCTGGCAACCGATGGCATCCACAACCACGGACGCAAGTTCCGTGGACGATGCGGAGAGAGCAGTAGGCGAGAACGTCAACGCGGCGGGTTGTCCAACATTCTGCGAGACACCGCTGAAAAAGTTCCGCGAAGTGCCATCAATCGTCCCGGACGGGACCGTACCCGTGGTAAAGGTCGGGCTAAAGTCGGCAAGCACCGTCGGGACGTACAGGAAGTTCGGGGTCGCGGTCTGATAGTAACGCCGCCAGCCGACCACGCGGAAACCGGGCGCACCGCTTGACTGCGAGGTGTACGGGGTGATGTGAATGAGATTCGGGGCATCGACCGCGTTGTCCTGAAAGATGACGTTCGTGGTCGGAGAAGTCGTGGTCGGAGCCACGGCCGTATAGGTCGTGTTGGACAGGCTGCCGATCTCAAGCTTGCCGTAGTTGTCCTGCGTGGTGTTGATGACGGGCATCAGAGTTCTCCTCGGCGCTTCATGTCGAGCGCAATGGCAACCGCCTGGTCCTGCGGCTTGCCTTCCTTGATGAGTGTGCGGACCTTGTCGCTGACGGCCTTGTCGGCCTTCTCCATGAGCTTGAGGCCGGCCTTGTCCTGCTCGGTCTCACGTGCCTTTCCGTAGGCCAGCGGCTTGCTGTCCACGGTGCAGTTCTTGACCTTGCGGGTTCGGGCAGAGTATTGATTGGCGATAACGTCAAGCCGGGACATCATGGAACGGCGGGAAGAGCGGGAGTAATACTCATACCCATCATCTCCGCGATTCCTGGTTGATTCTTCCAATTCAGCTTCCAACGACATTACAAGATCTTGCAGATTTTGTTCTCGCTCAATGTCACCTTCATTGATGGCATCATCCAATTGTGCGGATGCCTTTCGGATGTCTTCCCTTAACTGATCTGAAGACGGACCCCAGTAGGAATCAATATCGGCATCATCGGCCTTCGGAGTTTCGAGATCCGTGGGAGCCTTTGGAGCCTTTGCCTTGGGTGCGCGCTTGGCCTTCGGAGCCGATGCGGATTCCGTAGCGCGACGAGCTGCGTCAGCAACCTGCTTTCCGATCTGCTTGATGCGCTGTCGGTTCTCATTGGCGGTTGCGCCAGCCTTCTGCACCATTTCATCCGTATCAGTATCGTAAAGCTGCCTCTGCCTGGACGAAACAAGGTCTTGCGCAAGTTGCTTCAGTTCGCGGCGCGCAGCATCAACCCCTCGACCACGACGGCCTTGGATTCCCTCAAGTGCAGTTCTAATTTGCTGGCTAACCCGATTTGCTGCTTGTTGATTGTTGTAGATATTCGATGCCACCTTGTCGGCAGCGGGCATTTCTGCCTTCCTGCGAGACTTCTTGCCCTCTTGCTGAATACGACGAATTTTTCCTTCAATCTGTCGCAGTTTAGCAGGCGCATTCTTGATGATTTCGCCAGCGGCAATAATGTCTTCCACAATATCCGTGCCGTAACGTGGATCAACGTCGGAAACTGCCGATGTCAGATTCGACTCAAGATCGTCAAATTGATCTCTAACCATATCCAGTTCTGACTTC